TTTTTATCTATTCTAGTAACAGATGTTTCTTTTTCCATTATCTTTTGACCTAATCGGTTTATCTCTCTAACAAATACTTCTTTCTTTAATCCGTTAGACACATTTATAACAGGACTAGACGTACTTAGTGCCTCTCTGTAAGGTAAGACATCGTTTACGCTTAAAACATTGCTTAATTCCTTCTCAAAGTACTCGTCATGGCTCTTGTAAATCTTATCACCACTACTTAACCAACGGTAGTTAGCACTTGACTCACCGAAACTCTTAATATTACCGTTTCTATCTGTGTGAACCTCTGGTCGTTTCTCATCAACAAGAGCCATACCTTCGGGTGCGTTCATAGTACCTCTAAAGAACTCTGGAACTGGTCTAGCAGCAACAACAGCTAATTGTGCAGCACCTATAGCGCCAACTGCTAACGCTAAAGGTATTCCCGCAGGAGGCGGTGTTTTAGCTAATGTAGCTACAATCGCTTGAGCAGTATCTATAGCTATATTAAATAGTGCTTGGTCTTTTTCCGCTTGTGCTTGTTCTTGCTGTATTGCCCTACGTTTTTCCTCGTACTGTCTTTCAATTTCCTCTCTAGCAGCAGCACTATCACCTGCAAACTGTATTGCTATATCTCGCTCTTGCTCTAAATTATAGAGTTGATTCTCAAAGTATGCTTCTTGGTTTTGTTGTAAGAAATTAAAAGCCTCTTGACCAACCTCCATTATCGAGTTAGCCCAAATAGCCCAATCATTTTCACTTTGATCTAATAAATCTTTAAAACCTTCAATATCTGTAAGTATTCCACCTAAGAAATCAAAACCTGCACCACTAAATAAATCATCTTGGAATGTTGCAAAGAAATCGTTTAATGCACTAGCTTGTTTTTCTATTTTTTCAGTCTGTTCATCTCCATATAATGAATCATATCCTTTTTTAGCTAACTCTAACCTAAATGCTAAATCTTCATACTTAGGATTCAGTTTAGATATTAAATCTAATTGACTCTGCAAGTTGGATATTAATTTTTGATACCAATCTTTTGAGAAAGATTCACCTATGATTTTGTTTTCTTTTTCTTTTTTACCTATTAATTTTTCTAAAGCATCTTCTAACTTTTTTATACCAATAGTTTGCTTATTGTATTGGTCTGTAGTTAAAGCTGTATTATCTCTAACTGTTTTTGCTAATTGTATCTGCCGTTTATACCAAGCAACAGTACCCTCTATTAATTCTGCTTCTTCTTTTTTAGTATCTCCTAAATTTTTTATAACTTTTTCGTTTTCTTTTACCTCTTTAGTGTTTTGGTTTAGAAAATCATTAGAAGCATTTAAAGCTGCATTTTGTCTTGATAAAGATGTAGATATTTCATCTAAGGTATCTTTGTTTTTTTCAAACTGAGTTGCATTTATTAAACGTTTTTCACCAGATTTTACTGCGTCTAAATATGCTTTTTGAGTTTGTCTTATTTGGTATTCTTGTACCTTTAATTTTGATATTTCAGATTCGGCATCATTTTTTCTTTTAGATGCTATAGAATTAGCTTCATTTTGTTGTAATTTTTTAAAATCGGTTAATTCTTTCTCTAATTTTTTTCGTTCTTTAACTGAAAGTTTGTCAAATTCAAGAGATGTTTTTATCATCTGTATTCTTTGTGTTTCAAAACTACTTAAATCATCATAATATTTTTTAGTACTATCGTATATATCTTTATAAACTCTATTATTTACACCTCCTAACCCTTGATTTATTTCTTTAAATGTATTAACAACTCTTGATGCGAAATCTAGTAATGAAGAAAAAACTCTAGTTATAATTCCGCTTCCACTATCTAAACTTCTAATAAATTCAACCCACTCATTACTTAATCTTTGTTGTGCTGCTACTAAAGTATCTATTTTTGTAACAGACTCAATACCATAAGCCTTTTCTAATTGTTTAGCAAACTTAGGTAAGGCTTCTGCTGACAATATTTCACCTGCACGAAGCATTTTATCTAACTCTCTTGTATTTACACCTATAGCATCTGCCATAATACCAAACGCACCAGGTAATCGCTCACCCAACTGCCTACGTAATTCTTCCGTAGTTACTTTTCCTTTAGAAAGCATTTGCTCTAATGCAAGGTAAATACCTGTAAGCTCATCAGTTTTCAAACCTAATACACCAGAGGCTTTAGTTACAGTCTTAAATATTTTTTCAGTATCTTCCATAGATACATTAGACTGTTTTGCTGCTGCTAAGAATTTAGTGTATCTTTCCGTAGTAGTTACTATATTAGCACCAAAGTTGTTACTTATATCAGACAAAAACGTTTGAACTCTAGCAAATTCCTCTTGACTACTAACTACAGCTTTTAATGCGAAATCTAAACTTTGTAACTTTTTCGTTACATTAAAAACTTCCTTTGTAAATCCAGCAATCATTGTAGCACCACCTACAATACCAAAAGCACCTATTAAATTTTTAAAACCTCTTAAAGAACTTCCTAATCCTCTTTTAGCGAAATTAGATGTAGCTTTTTGAGCTTGTAGAACTTTTCTGTTATACTTATTATATTCTATTGTGGCTCTTTTTACTGCTTTTGAATTTTTACCATGAGCAACAATAGCGTCTTGTAGTGCTTTTTTTACTTGTCTATGCTTTGCAATTAATTGAGAATAAGTTTTTATTGCTCTATTATTACTAGCATTTTCATCGTCTTTAAACTTTTTTAATTTTTGTAAATTAGGAACAGCACTTTTAATTTCTACGTTCTCTTTTTTTCTGGCTTCTTTTAATTTTTCTATCTGAGTAGTCTGCTTACCAATAACAGAGTTCAACTTAGTCATCTCTGCCTCTAAAGCCTTTATTTGATCTACAGTCTTTTGTGGTGTGATACCACCAGAGGTTGTAAGTTTTTTTACATTCTCATTTAATTGCTTTACCTGCTCATCAAGACCCTTAACCTCTTGCTTAATTCTGTCAATAAGCTGTATAGCACCCTGTTGTACGTCTTGAAAATTATTTGCCATTTGCCTTGCGTCTTTGTTCGTTTATTGATTCAGATAATTTTGTAATCTCTACCCACTTCCTAACACTAGTGGTTTCAGTATCAATGTTATTCTTACCCGTTATTTGTTCTAATGCCACCGCTTGTTTCTCTAAACTCGAAACATCATCAGTAATATCGTTTTCCTTTTTTAACTTCTCTAACTCGTCTAACTTTAAATCTATCTTATTCTCACTACGTTTTAACTGCTTCAAAAGACGCTCCATTTCCTTAGTTTTATTCTGCTTCGGATTCCACTTGTAATTCCACTCTGCTAAAGCACCAACGTATATCTTTTTCGACTCCTCATCGAACTCGTCTCGAATCCAAATCATATTCAACAACTGCTTTACAACATTGTATCTCGTCTGCAAGTAAACACTCTCCAATACTAATTGGTAGTAATACCCTATTACATTATTATCCAATAAATCAATCCACTCGTTACGAATGTCTTGCCATCGCTCATTAGCACCTTTAGGTACTTCGATTTCTTTATAACCATCCCAACCTACGATTAAATATCTAAAATCATTGGTCTTGTAAATTATATCAAATTTCTTGATTGATAAATCACTACAATCTTTGTATAGGTGCATTGTTTGTTGTTTAAGATAAGATTAATTCAGTATGACTCAACAGGATTTGAGATTTACAGTTGGTGAAGTGTTCCCTTGAGAACAAACCGTAAGGTACTGATAAAGCAAATATAGAAAATTAAATCTTTAAAACAAAGAAACCCCCACCGTAAAGTAGGGGTAACAAACCATAAAAATTACAAAATTTAAAAAAACTTTAAATCAAATTTAAGTTATTTAAAGGAAACCACCAATAGTTTCTTGTATTTTTTTTGCAATATAAGGTTCTATGATAGTTATATTTACAAATTTGTTATTCTCCTCTGTTAAATCAAATATCTCCCCGTAGATGCTCTCTAATAGTTTCTGCTTACCTACTGCCGTAACAAGGTTATATGTTTTCTTAGATTTATTTACGCTTCCAAGTTTCATATTGTCAAATGTTTCACCAGTCCATTGAAAATTATATGGTGCGCCTTTAGTTTTAGGTATTGGTATTCCATCTGAATCAGCGTAAGACTGATTGTTTTTAGCATA